AATTAAAAGAGCTTTTTATAAAGTAGGTTGTTTCGTCCAGGTTCTTCCTACTTTCTAAAGGGCTTTAGCCGAGTAATAGAACCTGGACACTTCTACTTACTCCCCTTAAATTATTAGTCTGAAAGTACATTATGCAAGATTTATTACAAATCTCAACTTCGACTATTGGTACTGAAAAAGTTAATTCTGTAAATACAAGAGATTTATATGTTGAACTTGGTTTAGCTAAAGGTCAATATTCAAGATGGATAAAATCTAATTTATTAGATATATTTATTTTAAATCAAGATTTTATTGAGGTTCGACATGATGTCGAGGGCAATTTGGTTGTTTCATATATAGTTACTCTTGATGTTGCTAAACATTTATGTATGATGTCAAAAACTGAAAATGCTATGAAGATTAGACAGTATTTTATTGAATCTGAGAAAAAACTAAATATTACTGCTTTGCCATCTGCAAAAGAGTTGGCTCTTATGGTAGTTAAAGCAGAGGAAGAAAAAGAGGCTTTAGCCTTAGAAAATAAAAAGAAAAGTGAGTTTATCTCAAATGTTGTTCATAGTGAGAATAGCTATACTGCTACACAGGTTGCAAAAGATTTTAATATATCTGCAAAACTTTTTAATAAGATTTTGGTAGAAGCTGGTGTACAGTATTATCAAAATGGATCATACAGTTTAACTTCTAGGTATCAGTCTCATGGGCTTACTTCAATAAAAGAAACATCCCCTAGAGAAGATGGACAAACTTTTATTAGTCTTAGATGGACTGTTAGTGGTAAAAATTGGCTTAAAAAGAATTGGGAAAATGCTTTACAAAAATGTAGCAGAGAAACTTTTGATGAGTACAATATGCAGTTTCTAAAGAACTTGCCTAAAATACCTATGCCTAAAAAAGCTGATAGAAATTTTTAAGTTTACTGGTGTAGCTAGTGTTGCTATTGAAGATTATTAGATAAATGGAGAAAAAAATGAGTTTTGATGAAAAGTTAGCTAAGGCTAAAGAGTGGATAAACAAAGGATATACAAACATTTCTAAGAATAGAGAAGGGTTTGTATTAAGTAATGGTGTTCATACTGTTTTAATAGATGAAGAGATTTATGATTATTTAGTTAATGAGGAGTAAGATATGACATACCAAAAAAGCATACAAGGTTTTACGTCTTTTTGGTCAAAAGAAGATTTTTTTAATCTAAAAAAGAAGAGACCTACTGGGGAGTTGAGATTTAAAAATAGTAATCACTTGAGAGATAATCGTATTGACCCTTTTGTAGTTCTTTTCTTTAATGAACAAGAAATTTATGTAAAAGCTAGCGAACTGAAAGCTATTTCAGAATCTATTCAAAAATTTAACGAGGTTTAATTATGACAAAGAGTGATTTAAATTTAATAGAGAAATTCATAGATACTAAAAATCCTAAGAGAGAGTTAAATTATGCTTATTTAGGAGAAGATGGTATTTATGCTACTGATACAAGGATTGCGATTCATTTTCATGCTAGTTGGCTTGGATTAAATATGTTGTTGCATAAAAAATTATTGAAGGGCTTTATTAGTGCATTGAGTAGTGATAGTATTGTTTCTATTGATGGAAATGGTTTTATGAGAGCAAATGATGGTTTTAAAATTTCTTGTGATACTTGGGATGGTGAAAAGTTTAACTTTCCTGATATGAAAAAGATGTTTAATGTAGAGTTTAAATATAAAATGACTCTTGAAGATATTAGTGATTTACATTTTGAATTATCTCAAAGAAATTGTTTTGTTGATGATGCTAGACTGTATCCAGTTATTGAGTTTGGTGACTGTAAGTACTATGAAGTGTTTTTCAATGAACAAGTTATAAAAGATAATCACACAAATACAGGGTTAGTAAAAATTGTTGGTATTTTTAATGATGATGAAGAAGTTGATAAGGTAAAATTTACTGCTCTTATTATGGGTAGAGAATTTCAAACAAAAACACAAGAGCAATTGCTTTTAGATTTATAAAAAAAGGAATAATATGTTTAAAATTTTAGATGAAGTTTGCACTCCAACAAAGGGGAGTAAATATAGTTCTTGTATTGATTTATATGCAAGAGAAGATGTTACTATTGGTGCAGGAGAGACTAAGGTAGTTCCTCTTGGAGTTAAGATTGATTTTGAAGAATTAGAAGACATAATCAATCAAGAGTGTTTTGGGGGCAAAATGATAAAAACTCCACAAGAAATTGTAGATAAATTTTTATCGTCTCATTGCTTAGAACTTAAATGTAGAAGTTCACTCCCTCTTAAAAAAGGTTTGATTATTGCAAATGGTGTTGGTGAGATTGATTTGGATTATCCTGATGAGATAGGGATACTTTTACATAATCCCATCAAGCCAAAATATCAAATAAATGAAAAAACTGGTTTTGACTTACATTCTATTTGGACTCATTTATGTGGTATGATTTTACCTAGATTTTCAGATATTCAAATTAAAAAAGGTGAAAAGATAGCACAAATAAAGCTAGTAGAACATAAAACTTATCTTATGGGTGTTGACACAGAAGAAGAGAGAAAAGGTGGTTTCGGATCTACTGGAAATTAGAATTTTCATAGAGAGCCTTCGGGCTTTCTGTTGAGAATTTTTTAGAGGAGTTAAAATGAAAGTTGAAAAAAATGTTTTATTGGATTACATAGATAGAGGTTTTACTATTAATATGATTATTGATGATATGGGTATCACAAAAAATAGTTTATATTATCATATTTCTAAATATGACATTTTAGATAAATTTAAAAAGATGGACAAAGCTTTTTTGGCTGAAAAGAGAGAAAATTAAACTTCTGGAATGAAGAGCTAGAAATGGCTTTTAGAAAACTTGGATATAAAATTATTTCTTGATTTTGCTGTTTTTATTTTACTTGGGATTTTTGAAACAAAAGTGCCATTTTAAGGGAAAGTTGAAAAAATTATTTTTTTAATTTTATGGAAATAAAAAAGCTCATCTGGGGTTAAGATGAGCTTTTAAGAGTGTCGAATGACTAGAACGGGGTTATTATAGCTAATTTTACTACAAAAAACAAGTCTTTTTTTAAAAACCTTACAAAATCTGAAAAAATTGCTATTTATAGAAAAAAACATAGTGCAATAAGACATGAATATTATACTATGGCTTCTAAATATTCTTCTTGGAATAAATATATGCTTTCTTTTACTGTTCCTAGCTCTGTGAGAGGCAAAACTATTAAAAATGGTAGATATACTAAGCTAAGAGAATTAATCAAAATTAGAGCATATATAGGCAAGTTATTAAACAATAGTTCTTACGTTAAGTATTTTATGAATATTGAGTTAGGCAAGAAGTATTCAAATCCTCATATACATATTCAATTATGGATTAAGGATTCTACTTCATCAACACCATCAAATATCTTCAATAAAACAATCACTAAATTTAGCCTAAACAAACACAGATGTAAAATAACATCTCCAGAGAAAGATATAGATATATACAATTATGTGATTAAAGATTATGCAAAAGATTTATCAGATGAAGATTTATGGAATTTAGAGACTCAAAAAAAGAGAATGAGGAAGCAACTAGGTTCTAAAGTTAGATTCTATTCTAAAAGTAGTGATAGGTTTAGTAAAAAGATATATCGTATTATGTATTACTCATACGGGATAGTTAGGGAAAATGTAGAAAAAGCAATAGATTTTTTTATTAAAAATTTTTTCTTTATTAGAGACAAAAAAGATTTAAAATTTATTGTTTTTTTTATTGAAGCTAGTAAGTTAAGTTATATAGAACAAGAGAAAGTTATGGAATTTCTTTTTGAGGTTTTAGCTACTTGTAGAGGTCCACCTGGAATATGTTTTACTTATATTGCAAGACATGATTTTAATTTTAGGAGGTTTATTATGATAGTTTTTAGGTTTAGATATTTTATTAGGATTAGAGGTCCACCATTTTCCTGAATTTAGGAATATGGTGTTTGATGTTGTGCATTTATTGCACTAGTTTAAATTTAAACATTTTAAGTTATTTTTAATACATACATAGTTATAATTTTCAAAATAAATTAAAAGGAGTTTTATGAAAATATTTAAATATGAAGAATTTAAATTAGATAAAAAAAATAAGAGTACTTGTCTTATTGTTGATAAAAAAATTAAGATGGGTGATGTTGAATATGCTGATGGTGTTTTATTGAAAAATAGTGAGTTGGTTTATTTAACTAGAGAAGAGGCTAAGTTTTTAAGATATTTATTTGACAAGGAAAATTTCGTTTCAAATGATGAACTTAGTAAAGAGGTTTTTAATAAAAAAATGCTTCCTCAGTCTATATATAGATTTGTTGCTGCTATCAATAAAAAAACTTGTAGTGGCTTTATTGTTAATAGTTATGGAAAAGGATATAGTTTTGGCACTAAGTGAAGAAGAGAGAAGATGTAGGCTTTTTATATCTGAGAAGTATGGCGTTACTCCAAAAGCAGTAACAAGTATGAAAAAATCTTTTGGATTTAAAACATTTAAGAGGTTATCTAAACATATAGCTCTTATGGAAAGAGTTATTTTAGCTGTTAGCAATACATTTGCTAATGGTGTTAACCCCCATTATGTGAAAGAACTGTATCCTGATACGAAGTATTCTAGTGCTTGTGCTTGGGGTTTTGTTGATAGATTGTTTAGGGTTAGAGAAAAAGGTGTTCCCTCTAAGGCTCTTTATCTAAAAGCAAAAGAAGCTGTTAAAATTCTTAGAAAAAATGGTTTTGAATGTCATGTGTAGTTTTATTTTATGCCTTTGGCATAGGATTAGTTAGTGATACTCCAATTGATATTGTAGCTAAAGATTGTGATAGTAAAGTGGTGTTTTTTAAGAGTGAAGACAAGATTAAGATTTTAGATACACTTATTGAAAAAGAATTATATGTTTACACAGAATCGAAGTAATTTACTTCGAGTCTGCTAGTGCTTCAAGTCTATTTCTCCACCCTTTGTAGAATCTTTTGTATTCACCAGGGTCTTCTATGGCTAGTTTATCATAGTACATAACTGTATGTCTTAGGATTTTTTCTTCAAACCATAGACCGAAGTATTGGTTTTCTTTTTGTGCTTTTGCATATACTTTTTCAAGAGCTTGTTTTGTTTTAGCTCCAAATACTCCATCTTCCGATAATTTTGGATTATTTATTTCTTTATTTGATATCAAGTCATTGATTGCTGCTTGAACTGATTTTTGCCCACCATATTGTGATGTAGTATATACCGAAAGGAAAGTTAGTTGTGCTTCTTGTGGTATTAAGTCCAGGTATATTTTTGAGAAGTATTCATCATAAAATTCAGATGCCAATCTTCTCATTTCTGCTGCTACCTCTGGCGCTCTTTCAATTGTTGCATTTAAAATATCATAGTCTGAGTGTAGCAGTTCGTGTGTTTCTCTGTGGATGCTATGTTCTAAAAGTAGTTGATCTATGTAGTCAAATATTTTTGCATCTCTGTGTGCATATTTATATACACCATATGGTGATGTTATGTCTTTTTCACCTTTATTTTTGTGTATTGTTAAGCCTTCTGCTTTTCCTAGATAGTCTAGTATTTCATCAGTCATAAGAAACTCCTTATTTTGTTTCTTATGATTATAGCGTATTTAGTTTTTCTTTTCTATATAGCTTGCATAGCAAGTGAAAATTTGAGTAAATATCATATCTAGTATGTTTCTACTCATTCCGTTACCTGCTTGTTTGTATAGTTGAGTATCTGACATTTTTGGTGGAAAAATAAAGCTATCTTCTATTTCATATTTCTTTTCAAAAGGCGAAAAATATTCTTTTTTTTCTTTATAGCTACAAAAACCTTGTAATCTGAAGCATTCTCTTGGAGTCAATTTTCTAAAGATATATTGATTATTAAACACTACTTGACTACAAGCTGTATCAAGAGTTTGTGCCACTTGCTTTCCAACTCTTCCTCTTCTTGACTTAGAAGATGGTACAGATATGTTTATACTATCTCCTTCTTCTGCAACTTTATACCCAAGTTTTGTTGCTTCTTTTACTCTTACCTCATCGCTTACTTCAATTAGTCCGTTTAATATGGACACTTTAGGTTCTCTATGTCCACCTTGCATTGTAGTTAGTGAAGGACATAATCCTTCGCTACTGTATATTCTTTTTATTGAATCATTACCTTTTATGTTTAGAGTGTGAGTTTGTTTTAATTTTACATATCCCATACTATAGCCATGTGTTCCTGCGTTTACTGTCCAAAAAGTTTCATCTGTTTCATCTGCTACTTTTCCTGCTCGACTTCCTTTATGATTTGATGCAGTTCCAGTTTCAAGATATTTTGATATTAGCTCCTGGCTTAATAAATATTTTTTATCTACCTCACCTTCAAGCATATCTTTTAGTCTTAGCTTTAGTTCTTGCTTTTCTTGGAAGTAAAAATCTACCTCATCTTTAAAACCTACTATATAAATTCTTTCTCTATTTTGTGGAACTCCATAATCTTTTGTGTTTAATACTTGGTGATATGTTGTGTATCCTAGTTCTTTAAAAGATTCTAAGAAGTTTGTAAAAGTTTCTCCATATTTATCTTTTTTATTTTTCTTATCAATAGATAGGAAGCCTTTTACATTTTCATAGATGAATACTTTTGGTTGTGTTTCTTCTACTATTCTAAAGTATTCATAGATTAGATTTCCTCTTGCATCATTGATACCTTTTCTTTTTCCTGCTATTGAGAAAGATTGACAAGGGCTGCCACCTATTAATATATCTATTTGATTTTTATATTTGTTCCCATCTATATTATATACATCTTCATAAAAAGTATTTGGAGCTTGATTGTTTGCAAGATATGTTTTTCTTGCGTATTTATCTATTTCACAAGCAAAAACTGTTTCGTGATCTATATTTAAATGTTTTAGTGATTGTTCTGGTGTTCCTACTCCAGAAAATAGTGTTGCTACATTTAGCATTTTATTCCTTTTATTTATAAACTATTATTGCACTTGGAAATGGTGCAGGATTTGAAGCATTGCCATTTATATCTTCAAATTTTATTCTTCCTCTTAAAAATCTTATGTCCGATGCTTTATTGAAAATATAATCGTGCCAGTAAGATGTATCTGTTCTTGCTGGAATTAGACACACTACTGTTGTTTTATTCTTAAAGTATTCATCGTGTGCTTTTTTAATCCAATCTTTTATTTCTCTACCATAAGGAGGATTCATAAAGACTATTTCACCCCCCCCCATTCTTTTGACAAGCCATTATCTTCTTTGGTGTAAAACTTTTCACACTTTGCAGACTCTTTTGTGCAACATGGATCAAGAGTAAAATTAAACTCTTCGTTAAGTTTTTCATAAAAATCTTTTGGCGTGTACCATTCATTTGTTTTTGAGGTCATGAGACCTTTTAGTTTTTTCATTTTATCCCTTCTATATATTCCACATTGGTGTTTATTGTTTTTGCTTTCGCAGTATTTAACACATGGTATGTTTTTTAGTGTACACATATGAGTTGAATTATTCATATGTGCTTTATCTTTTCCAATAGTTCATCGGCTAGTTTTTCTTCATCTCCATTTGATTTGATGCCATTTTCTTCTAGTATTTTTGTGATTCTTTTTATTCCCCATGTTTTTGAGAAGATTTTTAGCCTATCTAAAACACCTGGTCTATTGAATCTTTTTGATGCAAGATATAAAGCTAAGTGGGTCATGCTTATATTGTTGTATTTTTCTGATATTGGGACCAAATATGCAAATATCTTTTTAGATATTCCCCATATTGCCTCATTTGTTCTTAAGTCACTTGCCTTGTTTAGACTATTTGCTATCTCTTTTAGTGTTTCAAGATAAGATTCTGCTTTTTTGATTTCTTTTCTATTTTTATTTTTATGAAGCACTTTTATTTCACCTTGAAAGTCATCGCCTTGCATTTGCACATCTATAAGCGATATTGCTATTCTTAATACTGCCATATCTCTTATAAATAGTTTTCTATCTTTTACTTTTGTGAATACTAAATAGTCTTTATGTCCTATTGGCACCGTCATTTTTCCCCCCCTTTTCATTGTAAATATTTCCTAAAATTGATTGATATATCATAACTTTTATTTGTAGTTTTTTTATTCTGTTTAATATCTCATTATCTATTTGATATGTCACTTGCTTTATTACAGATTTTGTTTCAAATCCTTCTATGTTTTGCAAGTGTAGCTCTGTAATCTCTTCTATTTCCATATCCAGTTTGTTTAGTCTATTTTTTATATATTCCTCTAAAAGTCTTTTAAACACTTATTCCTCCTACCATAAAGTCTCTTGTTGTTCTTCATCGTCTTTTTCTTTTTTAATTTTTCTTTGATGAATACAATTTACCTCATCTATCTCTGCAATTTCCATATTATAATAATCAGAAGTTATGCAAGTGCATTTCTCCTCTATACACTCTTCACAATTCAAGCAGTTCTCATTTGATTTTTTTAGAAACTCATATATTTCTTTTTGATTTTTATATACTATTATTTCTTCACTCATTTTTTCTCCTTTAAAATTCGAATCCACCAGTAGTGTCTTTGTTCATCGACTGGTATGTTTTTGCTACATATTCTGCTCTTGTTATGCAGTTGAAAAAATCCCCACATGGCATACAACTATCTTGCACTCTTTTTTTACATTTTTTTAGTTTTTTTAAAGCTTTGTCTGCTTCTATCTCATATTTATCTTTTTTCATACCTTATCAATCTCCTTTTTCATCTCTATATTGTTCATATTTCTCATCTGCATAATCTTCATAGCTAGATACAGCTTCTTCGTATTCTTCTTCTGTTGCATAGCTATACGGGTTTGGTTCTTTCATTTTTTTTATATCCCTTATTGCATCATCTAGTGTATTCCAACCATGAAAGTCTAGTTCAGCTATATCTACAAAATATTTTTCTTGAATTAGTGTTCTAAATTCTGTAAATTCTTTTGGGGTAAAATTTACAAGATCCATTGATGAGTGTTTACTGAATGAAGCATTTGGTATTGCTTCATGTAGTAGTTCTAATATTTTCTCCATTTTCAACCTCTTTTTTGTTTATTCTTATGAAATATTATCATTAAGAAGTTAAAATGTAACTTAAATTGTTTATATCATTGACAAACTTTTATTGATTGTTTTAAATCTTCTATGCACATAAGTAGAGATTGGATTACTTCTGTGTCTGTTTTTTTGTTGAAGTTGCAGTGTACTTTTGGTGCTTTGCAAGGAACTGGCACTTTTACTTCTACTGGTCTATCTACATATATTGTTTTTGTACAACCACTAAAAACTAAGATTGCGAATATTGTCAATGATATTTTTAATATCTTTACATTCATTTGATTTTACCTCTTTAATTATAGTTTGGTATTTGCCATTTGACTTCCACTCCTGGTACACTTTTAGCTTGGCGTCATAGTCTATTTTTTGTTTTTCTATCTCTGTATTCATATCTATGATTGTTTGAGTTAGAGTTTGTATGTTTAACTTGCTTTGTGCTTCTGAGTATTCAAACTCTATGATTTTAGATTTAAGATTATCTATTGATATGTTCTTAAACCATATTGAAGCTGCTTGCGTTATGTTTAGAGTCAGTAGTATTCCTATGATTATCAAGAAAACTTTAGATGATAACCCTGTTATAAAATTCAGCATTATTTACTCCATTTGTTTTTTATTGCTTCTGAAAGACTTGATATTACTTGATTTAGTGTTTCTGAACTTGCTTTTAATAAAGCCCATGAAACAAGCACTACAAAACCAGTTGCTTCTGCTAGTTGTACATTTTCTTTAAACACAGCATAACAAAAACATACTATAAAAAAGAAAAAAGCTGTTGATGTCTTCCAATTTTTATATTTATCTATCATTTTTTTCCTTGTAATTTTTCAAATAACCACGATGCAAACTTGCTCTCAGCTAAAAGCAAAATTTGATAAGCAGTTACACCAGACAAACCGATTATTGCATCTCTTCCAAATGTATCAATAGGTATTAAAGTTCCCACCATGTGAGCCACAAAAGCACCCATAGCCATATTTATAGTTAAGCTTGAAAATCTAAAAACAAATTTTGTATCTCCGTTTCGTTTTGCTTTTTGATAATCGAATAAATAAGCTATTATTCCGCTCACTGCACCTATAGCTATATCTCTTACCGTTTCCATAATAATAAGAAAACCTTTAGCATCATTTGGATTTATCATTTTTATCTCTGCCTGCTTTGTTTTTGAAGTATTATTAAGATAAATGATACAATAAATATAATTAAATAATTAAATACTATATGATTTTTAAAAGGTCTAAGTGCTTCATCTGACTGAGTTCCTTGTATTGCTATATATTGTCTTCCATTTACATCTTCAAATTCATTTGGTAGATATTTCCACTCTAGCCATTCTTTAGCGTCATCAAAGTAGTAAGATACGTTTATTCCATTTTCGCTATCTTTACCTAGTGTTATTATTTTTAGTGCTTTTTCTGCACTATCCCAGTCGTTAAAATATTTACCTATGCTTTCTTTAGTAAAATACATATTTTTACTTGGGACATCTCTTGAAGTTTCATATACAAACTCAAGAGTATCTTTATCTAGTATATACACATCTCCTGTAAAGCTAGTTTTTGATTTGTTTGAACATATAGCAAATGATTCTTTTATATCAAATTTTTTGTTTATTTTTTCAAAGCAATATTTAATTTGATGCAAATTATTTCTAGCCTGTTCTCTTTTTTGGCTTTCTATAGTTTTTGTCAAAGACAAAGATAGGACCATAGAATATATCATTAAAATAGTTGCTAAAAAATATTTAATATGGCTTCTATTTTCCACGTCTAAACACCTGTATTAGTTTATAAAATTTAATTTTTGATAAGAATATCCTTAGATACATTTCTGCATATGTTATTTTTCTTTGCATCTTGTATATTGATAAATGATTTTTTTCAAATTTTTTCGTATTGTTATCTATGTATTGATTGTTTAGCTTTCCAATAACATGACCCGCACCGCTAACTTTATTTACTGCAAAGTATATTTCTACTTTTATATTACATAGAAATATCAAAGCTAGTAGATAATCCTCACAGTCCCCATATATTTTTCCATCATCTTGAATCTTTGGGATACTCCAGTCTTCATAGACATTCAATCTTTTTTCATCTGTTTTATATACAAACCTTTTGTTTAATTCTTCTAAAGTCATATTATACCCTTATTCTTTCTCTCATTTTCCAAACTATTGCTCTGCCTAGTACGGTTTCGGCACTCCATGCTATACTTGGTTGCTTGATACTTACACCGCCACTTCCACTTTTTGCGAAAACCCATCTTGTGTACATTCCATGAGTCCAGTCAAATTCATTTACTGAGTCAAGATTTATTATATCTACACCATCTTTTGCAATATATATTGCCCTATAGCTGTCTTGTATAAATTCCCAGTTTACACCATCTGTTGATTTTTGTGATGCTATATGTAAAGTTGATGGTTGCCCACCTGTTTGTTCGATACTTAATTCAAGAGATCCATACATAGTTAGCGTTCTTCCAGATATGTTTTTTACTGTTGCATTTATGCTATCTATTTCAAATCCTCTTGATTCTCTTATTTCTATAAAATCTGAAGCTACTGCTGTTGATGTTGCTATATCTGGGCAAACTATTGTTGTATTAGATTTTACATTAAAAGAAGCATCGTGATATGCTGCCAAGCTACCAGTTGAAACTAGTGCTATAGATGTTGGTTGCTTAAAACTCAGCACAGTAGTAGGCAAGATTCTTATCTCATCGTTATAAGTAAAAGGTATAAATTCTGAGCCATTTGCAGGATTTACAGATATCATTGCTCCTTTTTCTTTTACTATTACTGTGTCAGCACCTAAAGCTATTACATCTGAACCTTTTAAATCTTTTAATCTTTTGTAAGCAACCACAATTATTGAGTTATTCATTTTGAATATACCTTATCTATATTTAGCTATTTGTTCATCTATAAATTTAACTTTATTTTTAGCAAATTCATTATTTGAGTCGATTGCTAGTTCTCTTAAGGGTCTTAACTGCTCTTTTTCATAGTAAGCTATAATTTCATTATAAGCTGTTCTTTTATCAGAAACCTCTAAAGTTTTCATTTCCCAGAAAGTGTTACCTTCCTCATCTGTTTTTTCTTCTTGTTCAAAGTTTACATATAGCTTTCCATTTGATGTAAAAAACTCTTCTTGTTTTTTATCTGCTCTTGTTATTGTCATTTTGTTTCCTTTATATGAAATTTAATAGCGTAGGCTGATAGTAGCCGTATTTATTTGTTTTTTTATCCACTATTTTTATTCTAGTGAATATATTTTGTATTCCTATTTTATCACAAATTTTCTGATATTCTTTAATTTTATTTTTAGTTACATATTTTCTCATCAGATTATAGCTATTTGTTGCAATCAGCCACCCATAATAACTATTATATTTTAATAGTCTTTTGTATGTTGGCTTTTTATTTAGCAATTTAACTATTTCTTTTTTTATGCTTTTTCTAAGAATAATATAATTATCAAAAAATCTAAAACCTAAAAAATCTATTCCTCTTCTGTAAGTAGGAAATATTTGATAATTCTGCTTTAGTTCTAAGTTCAATTTTTCTTTTAAATATTTTTTTATTTTACTTTTAACAATATGTAATTGCTTTTTATTACTTAAAAGAAAAATCATATCATCTGCATATCTTATAAAGTATTTTATTTTTAGTTGTTCTTTGACAAAATGGTCAAAATATGTCAAATAATAGTTTCCTAATGTTTGACTTGTGTAGTTTCCTATTGGTAAGCCTTCAGTACTATCTATTATGGTATCTAGTAGCTCTAGTGTATTATTACATTTTATCTTTTTTCTTAATAACTTTTTTAATATCACATTGTCTACGTTTGGATAAAACTTTTTAATATCAATCTTTAAGCAATATTTTGTATTTTCTTTATCTTTTAAAAATTGCTTGATTCTATCTTTAGCTTTGTGGGCACCTCTATTTTTTATAGATTGATAAGTGTCTTTGATATAAGTTTCTGCAAGTATAGGCTCAACCACTTGCAGAACTGCATGATGAATTACTCTATCGGGATTATAAGGCAACTTATAAATTATTCTTTCTTTTTTTCTTTCTATTCTTTTATCTATCTTGTATGGCGAAACTCTATAAGTTTTATTTTTTATCATGTTTGATATTTTATTTATCTCTTCGCATATATTATTGTCAAAATCTTTTATAGCTTTTCTTTTTGTTTTCTTTTTTCTTGCTTTTTTATGAGCTAAAAATATATTTTGTTTATTGTATATTTTTTCAAATAAATTTCCATATCTTTTCAATTTTATTCCTATCGGTTTTGTGTTCTCTGAATTTTCGATTTCTCTACTAATACATAATGAGACTATGAACTTTCTTTTGCCATGTGGGCAAGGTCATGCAAAGCTTTATTTTAAAAACATAGAGCCAATATTCGCGTTCACATTCGATGACGAATTGTTGCAATTGAAATACGCCAAGCTAGCATTCGAACCATTGTTCAAATTGCCACCAAGTATCACGACATTGTTGCCTTGCATAACCCTTGTTTGCTTTAAGCAAACTTTAAGGTTATATTAAAAAATTTTTTTACCGTGAGCCAATAACCGCGTTCACAGCCGAGGACGAACCGGCGCAATAGAAAAACGCCACGCCAGCAGACGAACCACTGTACAAAGCGCCACCAAGTCCCACGACACGACTTCCAGATGACTGATAGTAATAATCTGTAATATCCTTAGACGATGAACTACCTATTTCTTCTGGTAAAAAGCTTGATTGCATTTTTGCTTGATAACCATTTGTTGTAGGCATTTTTACACCTAATTTTAAATAGTCTCCCGTAAAAGTATCATCTACAAATGCATCATCTATATCGCACACGTATGATTCCCAGTTGCTCACATTTATACCGTCGCACCACTTCCAGATATTACCGAATATATTCTCTTCTCCTCTGTACGACATACCAATAATAGCAGATGTTGAAACTCCACCGATAGTTGGAATAACTGAGCCGTTATTTAAGATAGCACCTGTTTTGTTTCCAAGAGAGAGTGTTGTTCCCGTTGGTGCAACTTTTCCATATGAAAAACTTCCGCCCTCAGTATATCCACCTATCGTAGATTGTGAGTTATGGTTTTTGTATTCACATAGATATAATAATCTTGTAGCAGTATATTGGTGCCACGACCATTGCTTATTTGATGCATTTGCGATTAGTGCTCTTGCATTTCCTCTCGTGATATAAGTTGCTGGTTGTAAATATAAAGATAAATTGGCTACTGATAAAATCTTATCGTTTAATGAATCAATAGTCACTCCATTTTCTTGAAGATTACCATTTGATAAAGTTTTCTGTGTTGCTTCACTATCATCAAAATATACACCCTCAAAAGCTGATTTATAAGCGTAGTCATATTCATTTGCTGAGTCTGTGCCATCTTTTCCAGCTGTCCAGCCTGATTTTCTAAACTGTGGGTGTGTAGATGATGTTAAAACTTGACCTGAAAGTGATGTAATTGTAAATGGTGCAAGCGATACAGCCATATAAAACAGTCCGCCAATCTTTTCTTGAATATGATAAAACTTAGGCTCTTCTACATATACTTGATAAGTTGATGAGCTTCCATCTAATGAACCACCAGCGATATATGCTGTTGCATCGTTACCGTCTTCAAACTTTGATGAATCATTTGGGTCTAAGTATCTATATACTTCTCCACCAAACATAGGATTACCTATACATACTACTCTTCTTCTTTGCATTTGTACAAATGGTATATTATGTCCTAAATCGTACCAACAATCGTTTACCTCATCATAGATACCACCCATAGGGCTTAGTAAATCATTTGTTGTAAAACTTGTACCATCTAAAGATTTAAATAAGTAATTATCTAAAGATTTATTTAGCCATGCAAATTGCTCTAAATCTGTTTCACTATTTAAAAGTGTTTCCGATTTATCAAGTATTGCTTGTTTTGCTGTTTTTTGAAGCCCTGTTAGTTCTGGATAACTTTTGCTATGTACAGCATATTTCCCGCCTTCTATTAATCTTGCTAAATTTTCACTTGTTGTCGCTGTTGGTGCAAGTGTTGATATTTTGCTTAATATCGTTTCTATTGTTTCTTTTTGAGTTGCCAATTTATTCTCCTATGTTAAAATTTAAAAACGAATCTGTTTTATACTGAAACTTATTATCTGCTTCTTGATAGTTATAAGTTGCTTCTGTTGGTATAACTAGAGTATTTAGTAAAGTTTCTGTATTGTTGTATGCTAACTCTGCTGCGGTTTTGTATTGTAATGATAAATCTTTGTTAGCAAGTGATTCATCTCTGTATATTTTTGTAGTGTCTCTGTATGCTAATGTGTTATTATAAAAGGTGTTTACCTCATCACGTAGTGCGTTTGCTTCTGGAATAAAGCTAGTTAACTCATTGTAATTTGTTGTTGATCTAAAGTCTTCGTATGTTTCCCATTTAAGTACAAAATCTAGCGGTGCATCTTGTGTTCTCTTAGGTACAGCAGGGAAAGCTGTAAAAGTTGTATTTATTCTTGCCATTTTTTCTCCTATGGATTTTCAAAAACAGTCCATGATGTAATATGTTCATCAAAGCTGTCTATTGTTATTGGAGCTGATTGTAGCTCACCTAAAATAATAAGGTTTTTATATAGTGTTGAATCTGTATCATCTATTATAAAAATTCTTACTGCGCCACTTCTAAGAGTTGACACTATTTGTCTTATTTGATCTGTAAATTCTCTTGGTGCTTGTGTCTGGAAAGACATTGTTTGTTTTGGTGCAAAAGTTTCTATATCTCCATTCTGTTGCGTTTTGTATGAATCGAAATCTATCTGTACTTCATCTACTGTATCTCCTGTATATATTGGACTTCCTCCAAAAAGGTACCCTACAGATGTTTCATTATATATATTTTGATAGAAAGTTACTCTTACGTATTTACCTATACCTTTTAATTCTACTAGTTCGTTAGAGTTAGTTTCAAATACAAAAGGTGCTGTTCCATAGGTCCATGCATCATATACACCAAATACTGGATAGTAATTAAATTCTTGCGTGTAGCCTTCTAAGACAACTTTATTTTCATCAAGTTGTTCTATTTTTACTTTTGATGCTGAGAAGTTACCTATTACAAGTGTGTTTATTGTTTTTCTTTCAAATTCTACTATTAGATCATCGTTTTCTATTTTTGTTATTGTAGTTGTTTTATTGTCAAGTAGTGCTAGTTTATTTGAGACAGATTCTTCTTTTGTTCCATTTAGGTAAGCCCACTTTAGAGAACTTTCTGAAGGCTCTTCGGTATTATTTATTGTTGCTGACCTCCAGTAGTAGTTGTTGTGAGTTACTACTGAAGCGTTTGTTAGTGAGTTGTCGTCTTCATAAGTGTAAGTATTTCCTGAAACCCATTTATTCCAATCTAATGGAATATTCGAATCAGTTAATTCTGTTATTTCTTGTTCAAAAAACTTCATTACATGCTCACTTCTCTTCTTATTTCTTGTTGAACAGACACACTTGCACCTGATAACTGGTTGTTTCTTTCCATTTTTTGAACTAATCTTACCATACTTTTTTCAATTTTTGATAAAATGATGTTTGAAATATTATAACTTTCATTATTTGCAGTTGATGTATAAGACATTGATGTAGTCATTCCTGCTCTTTCTAAATCTTTTTTTCTTAGTCCTTCATTTATTAGGTTTTCTACTTCCATTGGTCCACCAAGTCTATTTAGCACTGGTGATTTTACATAGTATTCATTTTTGTGGGCGACACCTGCTATTTCATTAGGGTTTCCTGCCCCTGTGTATCCTCCGTTTTTGAATCCTCTTGCTAGTTTTTCTTCTTCTAGGGCTTGAAGATTTAAATATGCACTTCTTGCTTCCTTAAACTGTGATATATATTCAAGACCTAAAGGTGAACTAAATACCCAAGGTTCTACACTTCCATAATAATTTAATGTTCCAGAATGAGTCCAATAATGACCTTTAGATATATCTTCTTCTTTTTCATAATAATTCGAATGAGTATAATCTAAAACTGACCTAAACCACCTATAATAAGAATCAAAAGCATTATCTGATTCTGCTTTTTCTTTTTCAAATAGACTTACCGCTTCTGGGTATCTTTGGTCAAAATCTTGTTTTGCGTACGCTTCTGCGGCTATATCTCCATAAGTTGATTTTATATCTCCTGATAGATAATTTGCTATTGAAGTAAACTTTTCTGCTTGTTCCATATCTAGATATCCCGTATCTGGATTTAAAACCATACTTGAAATATCTTGTTTTAGATTTTGACTAACGTCTAGTGCTTTTATTTTTTCTATAAAAGGTTCTGCTTCTTCGTAAGTTACACCTAGTGCTTTTGATATGTCTATTTTTTCTTGTGTTCCTGTATAGTCACCGTATTTAAATGTTTGAGGAGATAGTGCTTCTGTTTCCATTTTATTTGAAGCCATCATTGCTTCTAGTTGATATTTTGCATACTCCTCTAGGCTTGATAAAATTCCTTCTGTTGATAAAGTGGCTGTACTGTTTACAACTTCAAGAATTGCTGCTATTTGTTCACTATTTAATCCTGATATACTACTTAATTCTTCTGTTGTGATTTTGCCATCATTAGCTACCTCTTTTAGAGAATCAACTTGGTTTTGGTTTAATTCTAATAGTTCACCAAGACCATCCACGATTGCTACTCTTGCGATTTCTTTTTCTGAGTCAAAATCTTGTTTTTCTAAGTAGTTTACTAGATTATTTATATAGTTATCATTTTCTCCAAGAGATGTAGATAGAGACAGTATTTCCGTGTAAACTTCTTCTAGTCTTTTTGTATCTGTTGTTCCTTTAATTGATTCATATTCTGCTATTAGCTGATTATATGACACCAATTGGTCAAATGTTGTGTTTGTGCTTTGTTTGCTTCTAAGTGCTTTTATTGTTGATTCTGTTTGCTCTTCTAGCGTTATAAAAGTTTCAAAAACTGCATTTATATTATTTAAGAACGATTCAAAATTTACTGATTTTAATGCTGTTATCGACTCTAGCGATGATTGTGTAAAACCACTTAATGCTTGTGCCTGTGCTTCTGTTTGCGATTCTAGTGCTTCTGTGTATCTTTCCGATTGTTGAGTCGCATTTATTAAAGCATCTCCTAGATTGTTCCATAGCGCAATAACTTCTGGTGTAAAATCTTCTTTTATAGCTTTACTATAATGATAACTAAAGTTATCAACTGTTATTTTTGAAGCATCTAATCCTAGTCCTTTTGCTAACAATTCATAGTCTGCTTTTGCGTATTCTGCTTGAAGCTTTAGCTGCTCAACTGAGTCGCCTCTTAGTGCAAATAATGACATTTCTCTGATTGTTTCTCTATAGCTTGAAACAGTTGATTGCATTGCATCTATCACAGTAGTACTTGCTTCTTCTGCATAATCTGCCCATATATCATATATTCCATCTATTGAGCCTAGCATTACTTCATCTATTAATGCTATAGGAAGTGCTTTTTCTATAAGAGTATTTTTTGAATACTTACCAGCTTCAAGCGTAATATTAGATGTTGTTACACCAAGCAATACATCTGCCATAGTATTCATTGTTTCAAAAGTAGTTTCCATTGCTTTAAATGTTTTTTCATCAATCTCTTGATATGTTGTCCATGATTTAGATCTGAACCAAGATTTCTTTTTATAGCTAGTATATCTTTCTATTGCATCAAGAGTATCTATTCCTATTATATCCTCGCTAAACAGTCCAGTGTCAGTTTGTTTAGTGCTTCCAAACATTCCTCCGACAACACTACCTAAAGCTACTCCTATTAATGCTCCTAATGGATTACCAGTCATTCCACCTATTGCACCACCTATTGCACCATAACTAGAAGCTTTTGTTTCAGCACCAAACAATGAATCACCAAGACTGCCTAGTATATAGCCACCTGCACCTCCCACCAAGGCACCTGTTGTTAAACTTCCTGCAAGAGCTCCACCCGTTAAACCGCTAGCAGTTCCTCCTCCTAGCCAGTTTGCACTTCCCGCTAAGAAATTTCCCACTCCTGTATATCCTGCACTATACATTGTACCCGCTGCTTGACCTACATATGCCGATGGTGCATATATTGTTGCCATTGGATTAGAAATAAAATTGTATGCCGATCTTAAGTTTGACAAAGTAGAAAGAGTGTCAGATGATAATTTTTCTGCACCACTTACAATATCTCCTGCTTCTGAGATAGATATATTGTAGTCGCCTGTTTCAGAAGTTCCTCCACCTACCCAATTCCCATTGATTAGCTCTAGTCCTTCTGCTTTTGCTATTGATGCAACTGTTGAGCCTGTAAGACCTAGAATATTCCCTGTTCCTGCTGATAGTATTGATGATAAACTTCTAGCTAGATTATTTGTAGTTCCTGAAAATATATCTCTAAATACAGATTTTGCAAAATCACTTAGACTATCAAACTTTCCAGTAATTAAATTAAAGAAGTTATCATCCATAGATTGCATCATTGTTTTTGATACATCATCCCATACAGTTTTTTGTTCTTCTGCTAAGGCTATTAGCTCTTTTCTTCTTTCTTCTGCTCTTTTATTTTCTTCTTTCCATAATTTCTTTTTCGCTTTTTCTTGCTTTTCTTCTTCGTTAGAAATCATTTCATTTAATTTAAATGATTCCTCATAGATTTCTATTAAAACCTTCTCTCTAGTTTCCTTATCTTCTAAAAGACTTAGCTCTGTTCCTAGTGATGCAATCTTAATTTGCTGTAAAGATATATTTAATTCTGCCTCGTCAACACTTCCTGTTTCGTACATTGCAAGTTTTGCTTTTGTTGATGCTTGGTCTGCATATTGTTTATTTAGTCTTTTAGCTTTAGCTTCTAAAGTTTCTGCTGTATCTATATCTTTTTTATTTGATTTAGTTTTTAACTCTAATATATCTTTTTCTTTGTTGACTATAAAAGTTTGAGCAGTTTTTATTTTTTCATTTATTATATTTTTTAATTCTGGAGTTGATGCAGTAGCGTATTGTTTTTTATATTTTTCTAATTCATCATTTGCTTTTTTAATTAATTTTGTAATACCTGCAATTGGACCTTTTGCTTTTTCATTTGCCTCTTGCATTTTTTGTGCAAATTCTTTATCAATAGGTATTTTTTGAACAAGATTTGCGTATGAATTTGCTTTCTCTATATTTTCTAAAGCTTTTTTTTGTTTATCATTTAATTCTTTTGTTTTTTCTATTTCTTGTGTTGTTATTCCTAATATTTGTTTTCTGCTATCAACCATTGATTTATAATTTTTATCTGCATTTGTTGATATATTTAAATATTCTTGAGCTATTTTTAAATCATTTTTTGCTATTTCTGATTTTATATTTAAAAGCTTTCTTTTTGTCTCTTCTATACTATTTTTATCATAACCTAATAACGAAGATACTGATTCTGGCAATACATTTTTAGCTGATATTTGAAATCCCAGTATTGTTTCATTCCATGCCCTACGTGCTTCAAGAGTTAAGTTTTTTAAATTATTAAAAGCCCACACAAAAGTATAATTCATTGAATCAATAATTGTTAAAAATCCTATTTTTACGTCCGATGCCATTATTCTTAAGTTTTCAGATATTGAATTTTTAAATAAATACTCGTAAGCCTTCCCTATTTCCGATATTACACCTATTACAATCCCTGCTACCGATACCGCTATAGTTCCAAAATCTTTAATTATTGGGACTAAATCATTTTTTATTGTCTTGTATGTCTTGTCGAAACCTTCTGTTATTAAGTCTCTATTTGCCTCTATTTCTCTTGCCATATCATTAAATGTATTTTTAATATCTTCAAAAGCACCTGATTTTTTAACAATAGATTTCATTGCTGAGTCCCAAGCATTTTCAAGGTTTAGCACTGCTCTTGAGTATGTATCTACACCTTCAAGAACATCATATGTTCCAAGATATGAATCAAGCATATCTTTAAGACCATTTGTTCCTCTTTTTTTAGCTTTTCTAATTGCTTCATTTGCTTCACTAGGACTTCCGAAAATCATTGTTGCAATAAGTGAATCTGTTGATGCGTTTCCAGAAAGAAGTGATCTAATTTCTTCTTGGATTCTATCCATCGGTTGACCGATTGCTCCACCGATATTAGACATCCTTTGAGCTAACTTGATTGTGTTTTTAGATATTTCATCTACTGTTGTGCCAAAAGCATCGCCCATAGATAGAGTTTGACCGATTGCCTGCTGGAAGATTCCAGTAAGTTGTGGGAAAGTAGCGTAAGTGTCCACAGAAGCCTTTTTAAGAGCTTCCATGTTTTTAGCTGCTACTTGCTGACCTATTTTAAATTTTTCATACGAATTTACTACTTGACCATTTGATAATACCATTTGTGTATTTGCAGAAAGTAGTGCTGCGATACCATTTGTATTATCTTCTATCATTCTATTTACTTCGATACCTTTACCGATTGTAAATGTAAATCCTCTTGATAGAGTATAGTATGCTATTACCAAAGTTTCAATTTGTCTTAGGTGTCTTACTACTGTGTTTGTTAGTTTTGATGTAGCTTTTTGACTATTGTTTAGATTTAGTTTTTCTTTTTCTAGTGCTGCATTATACTGAGTTCTTGTTATTGCACCATTTTGAAGCATATTGTCTAATTTTTTCTTAGCGTTATTATATGCGTTTTGCTCTTTTGTATTTTTATACAGTGCATTATATTCATCTCTTAAAGCTAGATTATATTCTTCTTGTTCTCTTTTTTGGCTTTTTAAAGCATATATTGTATCTGCTCTTAGTTTTTCCTCTTGTACTTTTTGTTTTTTAAGAGCATTTATTATTTCATATTTAGAGTTTATTTCAGCCATAGCTGCTTTTGAAGCTTCAAGTTTTTGAAGTTTAAGTGCTGCTATTACTTCATGTTTTAAATCTATTTCTTTTAGCGTTGCAATTTCAGATTCTCTTTGCTGTTTTTTAAGAGCTGCAATTATTTCATGTTTTGCATTTATTTCAGCTATTTTATTTGCTTGAATTTGTTTTCTATCTTCTGCTTGTTTTGCAAGTTTTGCATCAATAGCACTATTATACATAGAGATAGCTCTTCTTTCTTCTTCTGATGCTTTTTTAACTATTGCGCCATATTCTTCAAATCCTACTTTTGCTTGTTTTAAAACTTTATTGAATTGGATTTGACTATCTATTGCTTGTTTTGTATTTCTTACTTGCTCATTTGCTGCATCAATATTTACTTTTGCATTTGCCTTTACTTCTACTGCTTGTTGTTTATATAGCTTGATGATTCTATTGATAGCAGTAACTCTTTCTTTGTCATCTTTTTCTAATGCCTTAGTTTTAGCTGCTTGTGCTTGTGCTAGTCTTTTATTGATAGACTCTAGCTCTTTATCTCTTTCTTTTTCAAAGTTTGCAAGATTCTTTTTAGACTGGATTAGTTTTTCAGTATTTGCAGATGATTCATTAAAGTATTGTTTTTCTGCTTCTGATATGGACTTAAGGGCTTTTTTCCAATCCTTGTCATCCATTTCAAGTATTGTTTTGATTTTATTTGAAAAGCCCATAAGTTTCCTTTTTTTTGGTTTTATTATATCTTATTTTTGGTTTTTTTTCGCTTTTTGCTCTAATTCATAATCTTTTCTTTGTTTTTCTTCTTGTTTAGATTGAAGATTTACAAAAAGATTACAAAATTCTTTATATGTGTAGATATCTATATCTTCCTGCTTGGCTACTTGTGAAAGTCTTGCCATGTCAGCTCCAATAATAGTATCTGCACCCATACCAGCTCCACGATTTATAGTATATGGATTATCTACTATAAAGTCGTAGATTTCTCTAGCTTCATCTGAAACCTTTGGAGATTCTAATGCCTTAGTAATTTTTGGGTTTTTATTGAAAAAATCTTCATCAATTTTTTCACCGAGAGATTTTAGCTTTTGTATTTTGTTTAAAGCTTGTATTCTCTCTTTAGAAAAATGCCACTCTATGAGTGACTTTATTTCTTTCCCATTGGAGGCATATAGTTACCAAATGAATTTGCTACCACTTTTTGTTTTAAAAGTTCTTTTTCCCAATCAGACATACTTGATGTATCTAAATTGTGTGCTGAGCTAATTTTGCCACTGAATATTTTTTCTTCTTTTTCGGCATTTTCTTGAAGATCTTTTAGCTTAACCTCATCAATCTCTTCAAAGTTCTTCTCTGTCTCATTTAAATACCCAACTAATTTTCCAATTGCATCAGAGTATTTCTTTTGCTGCTCTCTAATTTCTCTTTTTTTAGAGTACGGAATTGGTTTTAGGTTCATTTGAGACTCAATCTCTTTAAATACCTCAACGCCATCTACAATCTCTTTGTATCCAAATACTTTATCTGAAACTGCTCCGCCGAATTTAACCACATCTTTTAATTCAAAATTGTATTCTAGTTCGATTGCTTCAATTTCTTCATCAGTATAAATTGCACCAACAATTTCAAGTAATGCTTCTGTTGATTCAATCTCATTGTTTTTCATTTTTTCTGCAATTTCTAGTTGTGCTTTTGCAAGTTTTGGTTCTTCTACTGGATTGTTTTTGATTGATTTTAGTTTTTCTTCAAAAACTGGTAGTAAATTTGTTTTTTTTGTTAAGTTATCTATAAAATTAGATACCAACTCTTGTTCTTTTTCTGATAAACTATCTACTCTTTCTAGTAAAGTTGTTTTTTCTAAATCTTTCATTTTTGTTGTCCTTATTTTTTTTATGTTGTCTTGTATTTAGAAGAGGTAGGCTTAAAGACAACAAGAAAAGCCTACCCCTATTTATTAGCTAAAATTTGTAGCTGTTGTAATACTGAAAGTTCCCATTGGGTTAGCTGGTGTTCCTAATGGTTTAAGAGATGCGCCCATCCATAACTCTCTTCCATTTTCTGCTTGAATTGTTGGTGCAAAGAACTGACAGTTTGGCATAGTTGCTGTAATTGATTCTCCATCAAGTGCATCTAAAGTTATTACTACTGATTTTGTATCAGTTTTTCTTAATTTTTCAAATTCTGCTGTATCAAGTTTAATTGTCACATCTCCTGTGAAAGTTGGCGTTGTAGAAGAAGTTGTTTTTTCATCTTTTTCTCCTATAATATCTCTTGACGTAACATTTCTTGTGTATGTTAACATAAAGTTTAAAAGAGTACCGTATCTTTCACCATCAACTCTAATTAGACATTGATTGTTTGTCCAATAGTCTTCTCTTGGTGTAATTGTTGAAGTTACAGTTATTGGCTCATAGTTTGCTTGTGTGCTTCTTCTTTCTCTACTTCCAATTAAAGGAATGTTTTGAGATGCAACAACTTCACCATTTTGCTGCCCGATTGCATACTGAGTAAACTCTACACCTTCCATAACTCTATCAAAGATTTCAGATGATCCACAACCTTCTTTTGTTTTTTCAATGATAATCATTTTTTCAGTACAAAAAGTTGTTGCATAATCAGTACCTTCATAAAGAGATGTTCTTATTTTCCATTGCACATCACCATCTAATGATAGCAAATCATCATAATCCACTTCTGTAGTGATAGTTGGCTCAGTTGCACCTGTTGTTCCATCGTTTTGAGCAACTAGAAACTCACCTGATGATAATTTTACAATATTACCTGCTTCAACTGCTGTTGTCAATGACCATAATGACGCAGAATGTGCTCCGAAACTATACGAAGTGCCTTTTCCTAGAATTGAAGATAAAAGAATTGTAGATAATGCTCTTGGGTTATCTAAAACTAAAGTACCTGCAAAATCTGCTTTACCAGTAATAGTTTTTGATTGTTGACCAGCATTGTTTGCTCTTGATGTATCTTTTGTTTGTAAATCCGATGTTAACTCTAAAGACTCTACAAGTGATGTAATATCTAATGCCTTAGATAATGTATTGCCTGTTAAATCTTTTTGAAAACCAACTAAGACTTGATACTTTCTGTAAGTTGTTTCTTGTCTTACTGACATATTTTCTCCTTATTTTAATTAAAACCTGTGTTTCTTTTATAAAGCTCGTATGTTAAATAGCAAGCCACCGTACCTGTAGAATCCTCATAATATGTATCTGTTTCTAGCTGATAGTTAGACAGATAAATACCTTGCGTTGTATTTGAACAAGATATTTTATTATGCAGTAATTCTCCTGCTTTTCTTCCTAAAATTCTCATTAAATCCGCAGGTTTCATTGTTTCAACACCATTTATTGTCTCTATTGCATTATTTGGAAGTTGCCTATTTGCATCAACTCCAAAATCTCCAATAAAAATAATAGCTCCAGTCCATATTTGTGATTTTCTTGTCTCTTTTGCGTCTTCGTGCTTTAGATTGTTTTCTAAGCCCTTATTGATTTCACAAGTTGGCAGACTTAAAATATGGTCCTTGCTTAAAATAGTATTATCTCTAACCTGCAAATTATTGCCTAAATTATCCAAGCAAAACTGTTGGATTCCAGCATCATTCTGAATTAATTTAGCCATATGATTTGTAATATCTTCAAAATTTACTATCATATTGCTTTCTCCATTTTAACTTGAGTATATCTAGCTCTTCTTTCTAAAGCTTTAGGGAATCCATTTTGGATATTGTCATTTACTTTTCCTAGAGCATTTCTTCTTCCTTCTTCTGCGAAGTGCAAGGCTTTAGTATGCTTACCTTTAAATCTTTTCATAGATGCTCCACCATTCCAATTAAAATCATTACCTACTTCATTAATTTTGTCTGAATTTGCATTTAGACCATAGTTTAGCTTTTGAAGGATATTAATACTACCCTTTCCAATTGAATCAACTCTTGTTTTCCCAATTACCTTACCATTTTCTCTTATCTCAGTAGTTCCTGATTTAAACATACCACCTACTACTGTTGTACCAGTTGTTGAGTATGTTCTCCATTGGATTAGATTGTGAAGTCTTGTTCTTAGAGTTACACCTTGTCTATTTACAATAGCACCCATTCTAGTTCTTCTATCTCTTTTAACAATTTGTCTTTTGCCATTTTTATAGTTGATACTCCAATGCGTTCTATTTTTAAGAAAGGCTACCCTTTGAGCATATGCTATAAGTTTTCCGTTTTTTGATGCAATTTCATTACCTGTTTCCCAGTGTGCTTCATAGATTTTTTGCATACTGCTAGAAACATTTGAATATACTTGATGTGTCATCTTCTCATGCTCCCAAATCTATCTCTTTGAATACAGTAAAGTTTATAAAGCCCAAATGCTTTTGTGAAAAATTCCACCTGATACTCTTGGGAATCATAAACTATTACATCTCCTCTTTGAATATCAGATGTAATATCCACATCAAGAAAACTTATCTCATCATCTAAAGATTCTGTTGTATTTACTAGGTTTTGAAGTTTTCTAAAATCTCCGAATTCCACTTTTGCTTTTACAGTAGAGCCTCTGTGTTGAATATCCTCAAAATCAGTATTCTCTCTTTGTTGCAATGATAAGATTGAATATTTTACTAAATCTTGAGGTTTCATATATTACTCTTCTTCTTTTTTTGAAGTTTTAACTTTTTTAGGAGCTGGCTCTTTTAAATTTGATGCATATTTCTTAGCCATTTCATCGCTAAAATTTTTAACATCACCTTTTTTAAAACCTTTAAATGGTATTATTACTTCTAGTTGCTTTGCCATTTTATTCTCCTTTGAATTTATCAAATCCCTCTGGAAGTTGACCTTTTGGTAATTCAGAAGTTTGGATTACTAGCTCTTTTAGTTCTTCAAACGTTTCAGTAGCTATAATTAAGGCATCATCTTTTTCTTCAACTGATGCTTCTAACTCTGCAATTTTAGCTAAAAGTTTTTGCTCATCACCTGTTACTGTTTTTTCAGTATGTCTTTCTGCATCAAATTCTTCAACTAATGCTTCTAACTCTGCAATTTTAGCTAAAAGTTTTTGCTCATCACCTGTTACTGTTTTTTCAGTATGTCTTTCTGCATCAAATTCTTCAACCAAATCTAAGTCAAAAAGTTTTTGCTCTTTATCTTTGTCCATTTCTAGTGTTGAACCTTTTACGTGAAATTCTTTTTTTGAATCCATACAATCTTTTTTTACATAAACTTTCATTTTATCTCCTTAAGGAAAAGAACAATTAAGTTCTTCTTCCTCTAAATAATACTTCTGGTCTAGTACAATAAGGTAACGGATAAGCATATGCTTCTACTTCAACATAAGCTTGTCTTTTTATATCTGGGATAGTCATAGAATATCTTGCCTGACCTCTTGTATTAACATATGGCATAAATTCTGCTGGTGCATAAGCGATTTCAAATAAACCTCTTGCTCCTCTCGGGAAGAATTTAACTTTATCAGCACCAATTGCTACTGTTGAACCATCATCTGTTCCTCTATAATTTACCCAGTTAATTTCTCCCCATCTAAATGGTTTAAATACACCAACTTCATTTGACATTGATTGTGCAGCTACCCAATTATTGTATGCACCTTGTACCTCTGGATGTGAGATTAAATCATCCCAGAAATTATCACCACAATAAGCCATAATTTCAGTTGATGGTAACATTGCATTTCCACCAGCTCTAACCATACCTCTTACTACTTCTGTACATTTTTTCTTTAAAGCACCTGGTGCAGGCGAAGCATTATCTAAGTCAAAGTCAATTTCTAATGGTTGAGTTACACCAAATTTATCATATAAGTTATAGATAACTGTTGAACCATCTGCATCTACTAGGATACCTTGAATTGCACCTAACATTAAGTTTTCTTCTGTTAAGTCAATATTTCCTAAAATAGTAGCCAATCTATCATTAACTTCCATTTGCACTTCTTTAAGTTCTGCTTCTTCGCCTTCTGCTCTAATGTTTTGTAACTCATCAGCTGTAATTGTATCACCTTCTGCTAATCTTAAACATTGTAAAGGAACAGCGTCTCTTTTTTGTTTTTCATTTTGGAAGATTGGCTCACCTCTGTTTGATGTTGGAATTAAAGTAATTTTTCCATTTTTTACTTCCACCCAAATTGTTGTTGTTCTTACTGGTTTTACTTCAAACAATCCCATATCTCTTAGCATTGAAGGAATATGTGGTTTTTTGTTTACAAATGAAGTTAAACTAGTTAATGAAAAAGCATCGTTTTCAAAAATATTAATATTTGCCATTCTTACTTCCTTATCTTACGATTAATCCAAGAGCTTTTAGCCCTGCGATTTCTGCTGTAACTGTTCCTGCAACTGCTTCATTGTAAGTTAAGTCACTTCCTCTTACTTCTGTATCTCTTGATATTACTACGATTGATTTATCTGCACCTGTTGCATCATAATTATCATAGGCAATGCCTGCTACTGTATCTGAACCTACAATTGTTCCTGCTGGATCATATGCTACATATTTCCCTGATGCAGTTTCAATTCCTAATAGCTCACCTGCAACCACTACTTGATTTGCTAAAAGAGTACCTTTGTCTCTTGATCTACTACCATTAGCTTCACTTACAATAAATTCCGCTGTGTGTTTTCCTTCTGATACCATTTATATCTCCTTATTTAAAATCAGCCCAAGCATCTGCTTTTGCTTTTGTTGAAGAACCCGTTGGTTTTTCATCCATAGACATATTGTCTACTAAAGTTGCTTTTGCTGATGTTATATCTTCTGCATCTAGCATTTTCATTGCTACATCTTTAGACACACCTCTATCAAAAGCCATTGCAATAACTTCTTTGTGAAGTTTTGTACTTTCTGCTACTGCTGTTGCAATTGATGTTGCCATTTCTTCTCTTAGAGAAGTGATAGCTTCTTCATGAGTAGCTGTTAAGTTAGCTAAAGCTTCGGCATGGCTTGCTTCCAAAGCTGTAACCTCTTCATTCGTATTAGTGTTGTCACTCATATTTGCTCCTTTGTTAGAATTTTTGATTTGTGTCGAAGCCGAGTTTACTCTCGAAGATGTTAGTTTTTCCATCAAAGGCTTGAAGTGGATAACTTCTTTTATAAAGTTTGCCTTTTGAGCATCTTCTGCTTTAATTACACCACCTTCATCAAATATTTCTACTAGTTGTTTTTGATTGAATCCTGTGTTTTCTTCTAATACCCTAAAAAACATTTCTTCTTTTTCATCTATTTTTTTCTGGATTCTATCTTTGCAGTCTCCATTTAGCGAACATCTTTTGTTTTTAGCATTTTTAGATACCAATTCAATTGTTTTTTTACCATCTTCTTCTGATTGTTCTTCATATGCTACCACTACGCCAATTGAACCTAAATCTGTTCCTGGAGTCGCATACAGCTCATCTGATGCTGTAAAAATCCACATACCACCTGATGCACCTAGATTTTCATATAAAGTGATAGTTTTTTTAGGAGATGTATAAATTCTCTCTCTTACTTCGTCCGCTCCCGCTACAAAACCACCTGGAGTGTCTACTCTAAAAAGGATTGTTTTTACACTTGGGTCCGTTTCTGCTTTATCTATTGCTAAAATCATTGCTTCATATGAAGCTATTGACATACAGTTTGCAGAAAATCCTTTTTTGTACATTCCACCATCAACTGATATAATTGCTATATCATTTATTTGTGAGTATGTTACAGATTCGTTTGCAACCTTTACACCTTCCATTGCTTTTGGAATCTCACCTGTTTCAAGTATTGCTTTAAGCTTCACAAACCCTGATGGACTTACCATCATTGGCTCACCTAAAACATATTGTAAAAAATAATCACCTCTCATTTATGCTCCCTTTGAATCTTCTACTATAAGATTTCTTTTTGTTTCTTCAAGTTTGATTTTATCTGTACCACTTTGGATATAAATAAGACCTGCTTTTTCAAATTTTTCTTTTCTCATTGTTTCATATTTAATTTCATCATCTATTACATCTTCTGGATCTCTACCTTTAGCTGTAATTTTTGAAATATGAGACTCAAGACCTGCTGCGATTTCAGACTCATCTCCAAGTGCTTGCTTAAGTGGGTCGATATGACCTAATCTTTTTCTTGTTATTTTAAGATAAAAGTCATATTTATCTTCTTTTAGTTCATAATAGTTTGGTAAATCATATTTTCCTAAAAGATACCCTGCTTCTACTGCACTTCTGTAAATTGGCTTTAAAACTTTCTCTACAAGCATTTGTGCCATTATGGCGTATTCTCTTTCATCTGCTTGTGCGTTTTTAAGTGCAACATTATAAGATGATTCTGGAATACCTGCTACAGTTGAAGGTGCTAGACCTAATGCTCTTGATAATATTTGCTTAGAGTTCTCATTTATATCTGCATAAATTGTGTTTCCATCTGCTTTTAAATCCCAAACTTTCGAACCAGGCATAACGGGAGTTGCACCTTCATGGAATCCAGTTGGAGTAAATTCTTGTAACATTTCATGAAGTATTTTTTGCGCTTCTATTTTGTCTGCTGATGTTTTTGTTTGTTCTATCACTTGCTTTTGTGCTTCAATCATCATTTCGTAAACTGGTGTTTCAATTATGATAGATTTTTCTGCTCTACCTTTTGCACCTTTGATTTCTGCACTTTCATAAGAAGCTAGCCTATCCAATGTGTTTAATATTGCTGCAAGTGGAGTAATATTTGTATATTGATGTGGATCAGTCCAAATATCTAAAAATAGAGTTATATTAGGAGTGCTACCTTTTTTCATTTTTACATATTTAGATGTTGTTCTATTTTGGTCCACATACAACCAAAGTCCATCAATTTTACCTAAAGAAGTTGTTTGCGTACCAAAGTATAGACCTTCTGAAAAGTTGTTTTTGGTCCTATCTATATTATCGCAAGAAATTATTTCAAAATTATAAAGCGTTTTAAATCTTTTATCCCAATGATGTCTTATAATAAATCCACCTCTTACTGCTGCTTCTGCAACCATATTTCTTTCAGCTTCTTGTCTAAATAAAATTTCTCTAATAGAGCAGTTTCCAACTTCACTCCATCTTTCAAGCCATCTTTCAACTTTTTTATTTAATTCTACATCATCTGATTTGTATTGTAGAGTTGTCCCCTCGCCTACAACTCCTGCTTTAAGAGTTTTTACATATGATGCAATTAAATCGTTATTTAATCTTAATGCTTGTGCATCCTCTGTTGCTTTAATTCCATCTCTTGACTTCTGAAGTTCTGGGTGGTTTTGTGAAGTGTTTATTTTTCTTAAAGAATTAAGTCCATACAATATAGCTTTTTTTGCAAAGAATAATTTAAAATAATCTATCATGAGCTATATCCTAAAAAGTTTAACTGAGTGATTTGTGCATTTGCGTGTGCTTGTTTTTGCCTATACTCTGCAAGTGATTGTCTCAGTGCAGTTTCGTTTGTATAGGTAACTTTAGTACCATTTGTTGTGTATCCTACAATAACTCCTGCTGAATAGCTACTCTTTAATGCTGTTAAAGTTAAATCTGCTAATTCTTTATATTCAGTAGCCTGTTCTTGTAGAGTCATATGGTACTTCCGTCATTTGGGGTTGAGTGTTTTAATCCTCTGTTGCTGTATTTTATTAGTTTTTAGTTTAATTTAAACTTAGGCCTATTTTACCCATCAAGCAGTTCTTTCTCTACTACTGTGTCTTCTATACGTTTTTTAGCTATTTCAAAATACTTATCATCTAACTCTATACCGATAAAACTTCTATTTAAGTTCTTACAAGCTACTCCAGTTGTTCCACTTCCCATTGTAAAATCTAAAACTAATTCGCTCTCATTGGTGTATGTTTTTATTAGATATTCCATTAGTGCTACTGGTTTTTGTGTTGGGTGAAATTTTTGTTTATCTTTTTTAAATTCTAATATTCTAGTAGGATATCTGTCGCCATGATTAATTGTTTCTACTATTTTATCACTACTGCAATAATTATTAGATAAAGTTCCCTTTTTTGTTTTGTATGGCAAACCCTTTGTCATTTGCGGGTTAAAAGTTGGTTGTTTTTTGTAAAATATTATTATATTTTCATAGTCATTAAGTGGCATTTTTTTACTGTTTAAAAAGCCTGTTGGTTGAGTTTTTTTCCATATCCATTCATATTTATAGTTTTTTTTATCAGCCATTGCCAAATGATGAGCAAACAATCCATATCCAAACAGTATAATCACTCCATTTGGTTTTAAAATTGAGTATAATTTTGAAAAAATTTTATTGATATCAATAGGAATATCCCAATTATTCCATGTTGTTTTTTTGTGCAATGTATTATATGGAGGGTCTGTAATAATAGCATCAACAACAACACCTTTAGCTATAAGCTCATCCATAACTTCTAAGCAGTCACCTTTATATAAATCTATCTTACTCATATCTCTCTCCATTCTAAAATATCTTTTTCATCTATATACTCATTTTCAAAATAGTGCATATTCCATTCACCTTTATACATATCTACTTGAATATTTGCATACACAAACTGCTTATCTGCTCCACTCCATATAGCTACATTTGTACCCATCTTGTGAGTTATGATTATTTGTCTATCTTTTGGTATGCTTTCCACTTTATACTCCTATTTTTCATCTTAACTCCTTATTTCTTTTTAAAACTATTAAATAGTGCTGCTGGATCAAAATGTGTTTTAACTTTATTTCCACCTAATGCTATATTGTCATAACTTGCTAGTGCTACTGCTGTTGCCGAGTTGTCAAGTTGGTCATTTCTTTTTCTAATTCTGATGAATGTTTTGTATGGTTGCATTTTACCATTTTTGATATCATAGTCGAATATTTCTGATGTAAGCATTTTTTCAAAATCTTCATTTCTTGGATTTGCTCTATTTAAACCTTCTTGTCTCATATCTTCATTGATGAAATATAGGTTTTCTACTGCCTGTGGATTTAATCCTTCTGCTTCATTTTTAAAGTTATCTATATTGTCATTTATTGCTTGGAAAAGTTCTGTTTTAGCTGCAAGGTTTGATATATGTAAAACTTTATATGTGAAGTCTGGATTTTCTTTATTTTCTATTGTTTTTAGTAAGAACATTTCTCCTGTTGGGTTTTCACCTCTTTTATTTGCTTCTTCTAGCTCTTTTGCTGATATTTTTATTTGAGGTTGACCCATTGTTCCCCACAAGAAGTGCTCATCTCTTTTTGCAAAACCATTTTGTCTTGCTTCTAGGTTTATTTGTATGATTAATTCTTTGATTCTTTCAGTAGTGTTTACTTTTGATTCTATTACTTCTCCATCTTCATCTGTTTGTTCTGCTCTTTGATAACCTCTCATATCTATTGTTGCTCTATCTATATATCTTTCTTCACCGTCTTGAGTAAAGTATCTTTTAAACATTAATTCTTTTAGTTGATTATCTTCGTATGCTTTACCATGTGCAACTACGTTGAATAGTTTGCCCCATTGTACTGCCATAACCATCCACCAGTAGTGGTCTTTTTGCGTATCTACAATAAAGTATAGTTTTGCAGTATCATTTGGCACTACCCAGCTTTTTAGTTTGTTTGTAAGCAATAAAATATCTGATGATTCTCTTTTTTTGATGTTTACCCTATATATTCTATTGAAATAACCTACATAAAGTACCTGCATACGAGATATTTTTGACTTATCATATTCAGCTTGTATTAGGTCTTTTGCTATATCCCCCATATTGTATGATTCTATTGCAAGAGTATTTATATCAAAACCTACTGATTTGTAGTTTTCTTTTGGAGTATCTACTTGCTTCCATGCAGTTACGATATTGTTTTCATCTATTGTTAGTGGTTCTACTTCTACCCATTTAAATTTTTTATCCAGGATAAGTTTTCTTCTAGTTTCATTGTTTATTTTATGATTACAGTGAGGGCATTGAAGCCTTGCATTCTCCCTTACGTATGGTGCATATTCTGATAGTATTTTGTATACATCTATTTCTGTATCTTTATCTATTCCTACTGACTCTTTGTATTCGTCTATTGTTGGATATACTAAAGTTTCTGGTTCTGGATAATAGTGTTCTTTACATCCTGGACAGTAAGCCCAATATTGAAGTTTTAACTCTGATACATTGAAGTAAAAGTTTATTTGATCTTCTCCACCTTTTGTTGGGTGTTGAGTTGATGTGATTAAAAACTTTTCTCCAGATTCATTAAATGATTTTGCTCTTTCCATGGCTTCTTCAAGCTTACCTATTGGAAACTCTACAACTTCATCATAGTAGTTAAATTTTGTTGAGATAGATTTTGTATTGTTTGTAGCTAAGATATTGATTACTATTCCATTTACCTTTATTAGTAAATCTTTACCTTTTTTTCTATCTTCTGCTTGAGTATTTTTGATTTTTTCAAGTAAAGTATTGCATCCATCTAAAAGTTTTTTTACTTTATTTTCATACATTTTTTTAAGCTCAGACTCTCTTGGAAACATAATAAGACAATCTGATGGCTCTGTATCTGCATATTTAAATATTACTCCAACACCTACTGTTGTTTTTGAGGTTTGAGATGCAGTCATTAAAGTGATAGTAGTTACAGATAGTTTATCAATCTCTTCAAATATTCTTTCAACATGAGGCATACGGTCTGCATCATATTGACCCATAACTTTACCACTTAAAAGTCTTATTTCATTTTCAAACCAGGTTTTAGATGGTATAAATTCTTTCCATTCAAGTATTGATTCAAGAAATGGCGCTTGAAATGATAGTGTTGTTCCCATTTAATCAAACAATCCTTTCTCTACTACTGCATCTTCTATACGCTTTTTAGCTATCTCAAAATACTTATCATCCATTTCTATGCCTATACCTCTTCCATTTATTAATCTATTTACTTCGTTTAACATTTTTACACTCCATATGTTTGTTTTATTGCTATTGCACCTGATACTATTAGAGAAAGATATAGTAGTATTAGTAGAGATAGTGCTATATCTTCTTTTGTTAGTGTTTTTATTTTAACCCCCTTATTAGTTTTAAAATTTTTTCATGTGCAACATTTTTTTCTGTAACTGCTTGTATTATTGCATCTATTATCTCTACCAGTGCTACTATTACTTCTTCATCTGTTTTGATGTATTTTATGATTTTATTTATTTCTTTTTTAAAGTGCCTATCTAACTCATGGTAAATTTCATCTTGTTTTTTATTTTCAAGCTTTTTACTTAGAACTGGCATAGAGTTTTTAAGCAATGAAATAAATATTGAAGCTAGTTCTTGCTCACCTTTTTTAACCTTGTCCACAAGTGCATATTTTGAATCAAGCTCTTTGTTTGCTCCTTCTTTTGCGATAATATCTTCTATTTTTCTAAAATTATCTAGTCTATTTTGACTTAGAGTTAGAAGTATTTTTCTTTTTTGCTGTGCTGTACCATTCGTGTACATCTCAAAAAGCTTTTCTTCATCTTCTAAATCTATTTCATCATCTGTTTTTTTAGAGTTAGATGCTTTAATTTTATTTACATTTTCATCTACCCATTTTATAACTTCCTCAAGATTATAAAAGTCACCTCTTTTATTTAGCTCTTTTGGTTTTTTAAATACTGGAAGCCCATCTTTTTTCCATCTTCCTATTTGTTTATCTGTTCTATTGAAGTATGCACATAAAAACTTAGTGTTTACATATACTTTTTGTTTAAATATATATGTGTCTATTATTTGTTCTATCATTTGCCACTCATAACATTTTTCATAGCTTTAAACATTTCGTAATTTTTATATTCTTCTTCATCCATAACCACTACTTTTTTATGCTCTTTTGAAACATCTGTTCCATTTCCTGCAAGCACATCTACTATACGCTTTCCATTTTCAACAAATACCCTTAATAAATCTGGTGTTATGTCATTAATAAGACAATAAGCCCCCATATCTATAATTTTATATTGTTTATTTTTCTTTGGGTTTCTAATATATGTTTTATATACGTTGTTGTTTGCTTCGCCTTTGGAAATATTCCACATGATTTCCAAATCCTTCTTTGAGCATAATTGAGTTTCTGGTGTGTGTTTTTGTTCTATTCCCAACCCTATGTCCTTTATAAATCATTTGTTTAAAAGTGATTATTGTCATTCTAGCTATAACTAGTTAAAAAACATCTTAAATTTATGATAATAGTCATTTTTTATTTTTTTACCTCATCAGACATGGACATCGAATTTCAAATTGCCACAAGTGTGAGAAGTCGAGGTGGCAGTGACCCTTGTAGCCTGGAATTATTTTTTTTGCAGTACCTACCAGAAAAACGTGCAGGTGCTGGAGCTGGTGCTGGAGCTGGTGCAGGTGCTGGAGCTGGTGCTGGAGCTGGTGCAGGTGCTGGAGCTGGTGCTGGAGCTGGTGCAGGTGCTGGAGCTGGTGCTGGTGCTGGAGCTGGAGCTGGATTCAAATAGTTATTATATATAAGCTTTTTTATATTTCTATTTATATACAGCTAAAAAACTAGTTCAAAAAAATATTTTAAAATTCTTTTTTAAACTTAAATATTTTAAGTTACATTTAATATTACATAATGTAAAATTTTGAAATGTATTTGATATGCATAACCACTTAAAAAATAGATATTAAATTATCTTACTACGGATCTACAAGTGATTTTAGGATCATTTTATTAAATTAAATTTTAGGGGTTTAAAAGTGAATACTACAATATACAAAAAATTAAAAGTTAAAGATAATAAACTAATGTTTAATAAATTAGTTATTTATGAGTTTCAAAATAATTCAATTTTAGATGAATATACAATTAAAGATACAATTTTTAAAATGAAAAAATTTTTAAGTTATGAAAAAAAATATATATCTCAGTGTATAGATGCAAAAATTGAAACTAATAATAATTTAGTTTCTTTAAAATTAAAGTGCAAAGATGAAGATTATATTTATAATCAAAAAATAGATTTTATTTCATTTTTAAAAAATCAAATTGTAATACTATAGTAACTAGATTTATTCTAGTTACTGGATTAAGTTTATTTATGTACTTATTTGAGTATATAACTAAATTTATTGTAGTGTAAATTTAGGTTAATAATTTAAGTTGCTGCTGATGCAGTTAAAAAAATGAAAGGATAAAAAAAAGATGTTAATTATAGCAAGAAACGGATATTACCAACTTCAATATGAAGATGGTATAGTTAATATCTCAAGATCTGAATTAAGAGATTTTGTAGATACTGACACAAAAGTAAAGTGTGAAGATGGGGAGTTGTTGGATATTAATGATTATCTTGGTGAAAGCGAATGCTTTTATGCAAGGGTTCAAAATTATGATTACAATCCATTTTAATTAATATAAGTTGCTGCTGATGCAGTTAAAAAAATGAAAGCTTTATAAGCTTACATGAAAGGTCAAGAAAATGCGAAAAGAAATAAAATATAATGACTTTGTTATGACAGTAATAAAAGATTTGGAGACTACCATTGGATTAATTATTGTTGGTGTTTCTAAAAACAATAAATATGAAGTTATAGGAATTGATAAGACTAAAAATTTTAATAAAAAGTGTCTATTATTAAAAAAATCTGTAAATGGCAAAGTTAATAAAAGATTTAAAAAATTTGTACTAGACGAAGTAAGCAAAGATATTTATTTA